TAGTGAACCGCCGGCGTCAAGGCGAACAGGGTTTCCATCTTTATCGAAGCTCAGGTTGTCGTAGCCCGTACCAACAACATCCCAGTTGGCGAGCCAGGCATCCATGGCAAAGCCCTCAAAGCCTTTGTCATCTTGTTCCGGAGTCGTTCCAAAGATTCGCCTCGAGACTGACTCGAATTCGTCGTCGCGCCAGTCGGTGTAGGTGACGGGCTGGCCATTTATAGTTCCGCTCTTAACTTCTAGAGCGTCTAGTCCGGCCTCTCGATAGAGAGCGGATGCAAGCTCTTCGTTCTCTCCGCGGCGAGTGTCTTGGATTTTGACATAATACTTTTCGCCAGTCTCGGGGTCTTGATAGACACCGCCAGGGTTAGAACCAAGAGGGCCGGAAACTTTTCTAAAGTCGGAGAAGTCAATAGACTTTTCGGCGGCAGGCATGTCTGAATCTAGATCGGTTATAGGAGTAAAGTCTCCTTCAACTTTTGCAGAATCCGGCTGAATGTCTGACCAGTTCACTATTTCTAGAGTTACATCGCGATACTCGCCAGTTGGTACAGGTAAGTAGTCCGGCTGTATCGGGGTAACTTCAGAAGAAACTACCCTAAGTTTAGTTCCCGCAGGGAGTAGTACTTCTCCCTCGTCCCTAAACATGCTTAGTTCAGTAATATCTAGAGCTTCTGTACCAGCGGGGGCAATGATTTTAAATCTGGTATATCCTAGTCTCTTGGTGGCCTCTTCGCCACCTGGATATAGTTTATTAACAACGGTATCGTCTACTACATCAAACCCTATTTTGCTGGTGCTTTGAATTCCTTTATCCTCTATGATGTCACCTGGTTCGTAGGTGACTTCATCGTAGTTTGCAACTATTCGATATAGAGTGGTCTCTTCATTTAGAGTATTGGATTTGATGATTTCATTTAATTTTTCAGCTTCTTCTTGATACTCCTGATATTCGTAAACTCTAGGATTACGCAGATAGTTATTTATACCTTTGTATCCAGCGTCCGTGTAATCAAAAACTCTGGTTTTATCTCCAGGACCGAAGTTTTCGGTGGTTACGATATTAGAAAGATCTTTTTCATATTGATCTGTATCAGATATAGGAACTTCTACAGGCTCTTCTTCTGAGTCTGGCGTGAGCTCGACTACCTCGGGAGCTTCAGTTTCTACTATTTCTTCTGGCTTAGCATTTTTAATTGCTTCTAAAGCTGAAAGACGCTCTTTTTCGTTTTCTTCAGGAGTAAGTCTGGTGTCATCTGCAAACATTCTGGACAACACATAATCAACATGCTCGTTGCTGAACTGCGGAGCTTTTGGAGCATTTTCATCGTCGCTATATTCCCACGGCGAGGCGTCTAGTGGTAGGCCAGCAGTTTTTTTATATTCTTCTGTCTCTACTAAATATTTTTCAAAATCTTGCTGGCGTTCATTGTAAACTCTCGACGAGACAATTGCATCTCTAATTTCGTCATAAGTTCCGCCATTTAAGATCAAATCTCTGATAGAAGAATCTTCATCGCTGTATTCGGAAAGTGTGTCAACAGCTGACTGAACTCTGTCTTCAATTGGATCATGCCCTAGATTATCTGATCTAATATAGCCGGATTTTAGTTCATCAAGTTCTGTTTCATACTCAGCAAGGAACTTTTCAAGAAAAGGAATAGACTCTAAATCATTATTTAATTTAGCCTCTTCCAGAGATTTCTTTGTAGACTGAATGTTTTCTTCTGCCCAGGTAATGTAGTTAGAGATTCGCTCATTATTGGCTGACTCTGTTGCTGCAAGTTCTTCTGCGTTTTTATCTAAGACTTTTGATATTATTTCTTTTTGTTCTGCTCTAGCCGAATCAATCATAGAAGCTTGCTTAGAGGCTTTTATATCTTTAACCTTTTCAGGCATGTGATAGGAATTCCAAGAGCTTGGATTATCTGGGTCTGTCAGAATTGAAAGTAGACGCTCGATGCGATCAAATTCCTCCTGATCCCTAGAAGAGAGTTCGATGCCTTCTGGTATTTCTACTTTAGGTATTGAAGTGTACTCTTCCATATCAGCTAAAGTTAGTGAAATAACATTAGGGTCTTGGTCAGCGTACATTACGCTATTTTCAAGATCTACAGCAGATCTGTCTCTGTTGTAGTTATTAACTAAAATAACATTTCCGGTGGCTTCTTGGAATTTGGCTATCTTAGAAATCTCTAACGGAGTTATGGTATCTAAATCTATTAGTACCGAGCCGTCTTCATTTTTTATTGCCTTCTCTAAAATGTAGTTTCCGTTTTCAACCTGGGACAACAGCTCTGGGCTAGTCGGAACACCTTGAAACATCATTCCGTAGATATTTTCACGAGTTCTAAAAGGAGTATCTCCTGAAGATCGAGAAACTATTCTTTTAGATACTCCTGGACCGTAAGACAGAACTACGTCTCTAGTCTCTCCGTGATACTCAACGTCCTGGAGAATTCCATCTCTTAGTTGGCCAGCAGAAATAGATATCGGCATCTCGTCCGTATCCGGCGTTTTATTAAAACCTGGCACTCTAGTTGTAGTGCCCATGTAGCCGATGATTCCTACGACGTCATCAAATGCAATGGTAGCGGACTGTCTACCAGTATACGCAGCTAAAAGTTTTCCATCGCCAGAGTTTGCGTTAAATGAGTAAGCAAAGTCTCGGTCAAAACTCCAATAACCCATTAATGCAGTTTCGCGAGTTTTATAGTCAAAAGAAAATCCGTTAGCGTTTCTGTAAATTTTAATTCGGCCGTCTGGATTTGCTTTTAAGATCAGCTCCGCGAAGCGTCTGTTTATTTGTTGTTGAAGTTTTCTATCTTCTGGTGAATACCAAGATTCCCAGCCTTCTTCTTTACCAGTCTCTAAATCAGATCCCTTAGTTAAAAGTTGATCGTGAGCAGCTAAATCGTGAAGTTTGAAAAGAAAATCTTTATAAGCTGGAAATTGTTTTTTAAATTCTTCATCTTCAACAGCCAGAGAATCGTAAACTTTTTTATACTGCTCGGCCATAATGTAGTCAAACGAGAGCGTGGACTTGGCATCCATTATTTCAGGATCCACTTCTTTAGTCCAAGCTTCCCCGCTTGCGATGCGCTTAGCTCTGATAGCTGATATTAAGTTTTTGAGATCATTTCCTTCTACAACATCAACTAATTCAGCGTTCTCGTCAAAATAACGAGATAAATATCCGCTTTCTACATTTTGTAGATCGGGAGTAATCTTAGGTCCAGCTAGAGATCCAGGAGATGCTATATCAATCTTTTCTAGATCTTCTTCAATGATTCGGTTATATTCTCCAAGTATGTCCTGAACCTGAGTAACCGGAGCTTTAGGAGTTTCAATCGGTTGGATGTCTAAGTCTGGAACCACTTCCGGTACTACTTCTTCTACCGGTGCTTCTGGTGTTACTTCTTCAACAGGTGAGTCCGGGATTCTAGGATCATCTGGGTTGTGACCGCGGTGGACCATGAAGGTCTTACCCGAAAGCTCCTGAATAACAGAAAGCATTTTTAGAGTCTTGTCGTAGGTGTCATTTGCCTGCGGGTTCTGAGAATCGCGCGAGCTGATCTGGTCTAGTTCCATCATGTCTAGACCGACTTTGCCGTCACCAGCGTCAATAAAAAGATTTTTAATACTTTGGTAATACGGGTAGTCGCCGTTTAGGGCATCGAATGAGCCCTCGCCAAACATCTCGTCCCATTTGGTTGGAATCGGTCTAGAGTCTTTATCAAGGCCAAAGGCTTCATAAAAATCTGCGTAGGTGCTGCCTGGCATCGGATGTTCCGTTGCAAACACTTCGAACTGAGAAGCAGGGCTGACGCGTCTAAACGGAGAACCACCACCGCTTCGGTCGAATGTTTGGATGTCATTGCTCCACGGAGCAACCTGCTGCATTTCTAGATCGCCTACGCGTGTAACACGACCAGGTTGGGAAACAACATCAAGACCAATTACAACACCATACTCGTCTTCAGCCCCACTAATACCAAGAAGTCCAGTTACTTCGTCTGGTCTTGCTCTGACGGTGTATCGTCCATCATTTTCATTAAGTCCGCTGTCTTCGTACTTAATCAAATAAGAGTTGTAGTCCCAGGCCATGCGGCGGTCTAGGGATGCATAGCCAGCACCAGCAAGTTCTTGGCTGCTCTTGTGGTTTACAGAGTTACGGTAGAACTCAATCATGCCGTCTTCCTTGAGGCCAAGGATTTCTCTAGCATAGATTTTGTTGCTGGCTTTGCTTAGTGGAAGAATGTCATCAACGGAGTCGGCCCATCTAGTAAATACTCCGGCTGCAAGAGTGTTTGAGGCGTAGTCCCAGTAGGACTCGTAGTCCGGGAACTCAGTCATAAGCTCTGGGTATTCAACTTTGAGCTTTTCGTAGACGGTCTTGTAGGCTTCTTTAGCAGCAGCCCGAACATCCTTAACGCTACGTCCGACAGCAAAACGTCCAGACTCTTTAGCGTGGAGGCCCATCTGGCCATAGATCTTCTGGAGGGCTTCGTCTCCAGTGATTGAATCTTTCAGGGCAGGAGCCCCTGCTGGAGTTCCTGGAGTTACGTCTTTACCGGTGATGCGTTCATAGTCTGCATCAGGAATAAGAGCATCGGCTGCCGTAAAGTTATCTTCGATTAGCTCGATGTCTCGAGTGCCAAGAATGGGGTGATCTTCAACGCGGAAGCGTCCAACACCAGGTCCCACTACTTCTTCAAGTTTGGCGTGACCGGTTACTTTACCTATGCCTTCTAGCTCAATCTCGAAGGTAAATATGCCGCCCATCTCAGCCCAGTTGCCGAGTCGATCTCGCAACTGGACACGCCAGAATCCTTCGTTTGCACCTTCACCGTCGGCACTAGGGATGTCCGCGGCTACTATAGCTAGGGGCTGAGAAGGATTTAGGATTCGACTACCAGCACCTAAGATATTTCTCAGGTAGTCGGACATAGGCTATCGAATACCTAGCGACGACTCTAGCTGCCACTGCCACTTAGCGTGCATGTCAATGCGGCCAGCAATAAAGTCAGCGATACCTTGCTCGTTAACCGAGTCTGCAACAGTGAACGCAGATCGGTAGCAAGCTAGAGTGGAAGCATTAACGCGAGCCAGGGACTCAAGCATGGTTACAGCGCTTCCCGAAACTCGGTCTTCGCGGATGCAAGTAAGCTCCATGAAGTCGCTTAGAAGGTAAGGCGAGTCAAAACCAATCTTGCGAACGTTCTCAGCAAGCGGGTCAACCGAACCATCAACATCTTCGTAGATCTCGGCAAAGAACTCGTGGAGCTGGGAAAACTCGATACCCTTAACGTTCCAGTGATAGCCCTGGGTGATGTGAAGCATGGTGACAACATCACCTAGCAAGTGGGTTAGCTTCTCAGCTAACACGATCGACTTCTCGTGCATTTGTTATACCTCTGGTTCTGCCAGCGGAACTGGCGGCTGTTCTGGAGTAACGGATGGTTCTGCTAGCGGGGTTGGCGGAGTAGCGGGAGCTGCAGCCGGAGCTGCACCTGGAGCTGCCGGTCCACCTTGAAGAAGCTGTTCGATATCGCCAGGCATCGGAGCCGGGTTGTTGGCCTGCGAAACATCGCGAACCAGCTGCATGATTTCTGGAGCAACAGCTGCAAGCATAGACTCGGTAAGGTCTGGAGTGATAGCACCCTTGCTGATGATCAGACGTAGGGCAAGCTCCTGAGGGGTAGGGGCATCCTGATCCGAGAATCCGTGAGCACGTCTCCAAGTCTCGTAAGACACTGCCATCTTGTCGAAACCTGCGTCTGCATCGGTTGCGCGGTCGTTGCGAGTAGCAACGTGGCTTGGGTCGTACCAAACGTGAACGCGGCGAACATCTGCCTCCGAGTATCCGTTGGCAATAAGGTATGGACGCAAGTACACAACAGTCAGAGCATCTGCAATGAGCAGCATCAGTGGTTCGATGTGTGCCTTATAAAGGCTCTCGTCAATCTGGAGGGCGTTCGAGTACTTGACGTTGGCCAGACCAGTAACGATGTCCTTAGGGACGTCTAGGCCCTGCATGATGCGTTCTAGTACACGGTCAGCACGCTGAACAAGCGACGCGTCGAATGAACGCTCAAACTTGAACTGCTTAATCTTGTCGCCAAGTTCTGCTGGACCACGAATGATAAGTGGAACCACAGCTGAAGCGGAGTCCTCGTCCTTAATAGGAGTGGTCATCGCATCAATGAGCTGGTCCTCGAAGTCATCAGCTGACTCTTCTGGGTTGTACTGCTCGTTGTAGTTGCCATTCTCGTCGTACGGGTAGTCTGGGTCTGGAGCAGCTGCAACCGACAAACCGTCAGGCAAGTACAAAGCACCCGCATTGAGGCGAGAACGGGCCGTAGAGCGGAAAGTACGGTTAAGTAGGAGCAATTCCGCACAGAGATCCAGAAGGCCGCGTAGCGAGCTGTCAGACTCTTGTGAGTAGCGTGGGTGGGCTTTCCAAAGGCGTCCGATAAACGCATCTGTTGGAAGCTTGATAGCACCCTTACCAGATGACATAGCTGAAGGAACACCACCACCAACTTCACGACGAGGTTGGATTACGTAGTTTCCCTTAGAGTCGATTTGAAGCTCGTCAACCGAACGGATAT